TTTAAGAACTTTTAAAGATATATCCATACCAACTTTAGAACCTTCTGCTAATTTAGCATCCTTACCTTCCAATTGTTCTTTATACGCTCTATTTTGTTCTTCTAATGATGCAACCCTTGCAGTTAAAGAAACTCTTTGTATTGCTTCGGAAGTTGCTTTTTGAATAGAATTTTGTAAATCAATAATACTAGATTGAATTTTCGTTCCATATTGAAATGATTCATTTTGCGCAGTTGATGATGCTAATGTTTCTCTATCTACGTCTATTCTCAAACTTTCAGTTACAATTTCTAGTTCAATAACTTTCGCTCTTAAATCATCAATTTCTTTATTTAATTGCGTAACCTCTGCGGTTAAATCAATTACCGATTGAGTCACCGGATTGTAAATTCTTCTTGGAACTGTATCTTCAACCGGTGGTGGTTCTTGGGGAATTAATTCAATGATTGTTGTATCAATCGCCCTCAACAACTCATCCTCATTATATTTTGGTTTAGTTAGTTTACCAGAAATTACGCCGCCATCCTTGTCTTTATTTTCAAAGATATAAACACCGGTATCGGTTTTTGGTTTTAACGCCAAAGAACCACTTACAAGTATTCTGCCTACATTAACTTCATTTTTTAATCCAGTATTTTTCATACTAATTATTTTCTAAACTAAACGTTATATTTTCATCAAAGTATTGAACATCACCATTGTGTTCAACCTTAAATTCTAATTTATAAATTCTATTTGCTTGCCAATTTGAAAAATTAACTTTGATATAATTACCAGTTTCATCACAACTAATTTTTGAATAATTATCAAATGGAATTATGACATCATCCGATGCCGCATCTTTTATTTGATAATATGATGATGTTGGTAAATATTCAGCCGTATTGTAAGCAAACGAATTAGTAAATGTTTTTAATGGATACAAATCTCTAGCAAATATTCTTATTTTTGCAGTTGAATTAACTTTGTATTTGTTTTTAAAATTAACAACATTAACTTTTATATCATTCGCCGTCAATGGATTTAATTGACCTGTTACATATGATTGGTCATCCCATCCTATTCGTATTTTGGGTTGATGTATGGTATTTGTTTCTTTACTAAAAAATTTAAGTATTCCATAATCTTCCGTATCATCTTCAACCGAATTGTTATATTTGATTATAAATCCATTATTTTCTACAGAACCACTCAACCATGCTTTTAATGGTGATTTAACATCCATATTAATATCAGCAGTTTGATAGTTAAAAGATTGACTTGATGCATTAGCAGTGTACCAAACACCACCTCTGCCCTCGTATGAACCGGTACTACCCGCTGAAAATTGTCCAGATGGTAACCATTCTAAATTAGAATCTCCTTCTCTATAATCCCAAGTTACACCCTGTGTAGATACTTCATCGAAACGAGTACCCTTTCCCATTTGCCAACTTCCTGAAACCATATATGCGTAAATGGTATATTCCAAAGGAATTTCTTCACTTTCAGTTTGTCTTAAAACAAGTGTAGCGCTATCCAATTTCATACTACCATTTGATAATGATGCGGAAAGATGTGAAGTATCAAATCTTAATAATATTCTGGATAAATCTTTAATATTTCCATAATATACTTTACTTATTTCCAATATTTCATCCAATCCAGTATTTTGAAATGGTTGTTGAACGTACACCGATGCATCTTTTGATGCTGTTAAAAAATAGTATGCCATTATCTTACTCTACCTTTAATGTCTTTATCAGGAAACTTAACTTCAAAAATTGATGGGTCCAAAGATGGATATACAATCTTATCTTTAGTAGCCGCATCAATATTATACGAGTTTGGTGAATAGTTACCACCACACTTATTTGTTATTTTTAACATTGGAACAGATTGTACCCCTTCTACGTTTGCAAGAAGTAATTCGATTTCACTTAAATTTATAGTCTGATTGAATTGCCAATTATCAACTATAAAATAATCTTTTAGTTCATTTACACATTCTACCAACACTTCTGCTTTATTATAATTTGGATAACAAATAATTTCAAAATCAACACCAATATTTATTACAAACCCATCTAACATATTAACACCATCGGTTAATATTTTATATTCGTTTAAATATGTTTTTAAATTTTCTTTTAATGCTCTATTGATGTTTGATAAATTACCATTACCATCGTAAGCAAGTAAGTAAAGATTTATTGCAAATGGGTTATTTTTTTCGTTTTCGTTTGATGTTTTTCCTACTAAAAATTTAGTAATGTCTTGTTTAACAGATGCTTCACTCGGTTCTTCCGAATCTGGTTTATTTACAAAACTCATAACCAAATCGGTAAATTCTTGCAAATTGTTTGGAGATGCTAATATCGATGATGGTGAGTTGTTATCTAATGTACCATCTGCGGTTGCAAATGCTTTTGCAATTGCACCAAATTTGGATGGCATTGATAATACTCTAATTTGATAATCTTTTGCAGTTACTGCTCTATTTTGAGATGAAAAGTGTGCTAATGCATTTTGTTTCATTTCAATTAAAGTTTCACCACTTCTTCCACCAGCAGCTGCAATTTCATTATCAACCGCAACCGTATTTTTCATTTTCAAATAAAGAGGTAATTCTTGTGCAGTGAAATCATTTAAATCTTCATCATACTCTATAACCTTAATTTTATTTATAGTATTGCTAGCTACATTCGATGTAACACCCCCTCCAGTTAAATACTTAATAGTTAAAGTTGTATTTGCAGGTGATGTTCCGTATGTTTTTGTTTTTAAGAAATTAGTTGGGTCAAATGATTCTTCTAATCTATTAATAGAGTTTGGTAATCCCAATCCAACATTTTTAAGATTTGGAATTAATAATTCATCGGATGCCGTTGGGTCACCTGCCCCAAATTGTAAGGTTGTTGTACTATCACCATTAATTACGGTTGTAAATCTTTTAGGTGTTTTTATTGTTTTTAAAATATAAGGCACGGTTGATTTAAACTGATATAAATCAGGATCAGTTGTAGCGGTATTTGGTTGTTCAATAAATACCATTTCTTGTGCTAGGTAAGGTACTTCATAGTACTTATTACCATCGGAATCTCTTACATCAATAACCTGAATAATATCATTTTCTGGTAATAAAACACTTTGATACGGAGTATAACTACCAAATACTTCCTGTTTTGTTCTTACTCTACCAGATATCACATCTCCATACTTTTTAATCAAATATAGCGATGGTTCTCCAGTTAAAGTATCTCTTTGATATACGGTAATTTCTCTATCCACTTCATCATTAAAATCTATATAGTCCGTAGTATAAAATTCAACATTATTTTGAGATGATTCTAACACCATTCCACTTTTAATTCTTAAATAGTATTTTGAATCTGGTTTATTAGAAGCCCCACTACCAATAGACGGTACAAGTTGATATATCGATATTTTTGTTGTAGATGGTGATGTTACTAATGGTTTATATCCTAAATATCTTGTCAAAGGTATTACACTTTGCATGTCATCCGCATATAACATTAAGGATTGCTTAAACGTATCATCTATATAATATGATAATACATCACCTACATATGCCGCCATCTCTATAAAAAGAGTACCTGGAGATGCATCGCTAAAATCATTATACGCTTTTGGAAAGTATGTTTTTGCAAACTCAATAAGATTTTCTTTAAATTGCGAAAAATCTTTATTAAGATATTTTATATCTTTTCCTCTATTTTTAAAGTTTTTATTTATACTTCTTAATGCCATCTTAACTATTATTTACAGTAAAATCAACCGCAAATCCAGCAATCCCTTTGGCATTAAAACTAATTTTAATGCCTACTTGATTTTTATCTTTCATTTCGTCTGATTGGTCTATTTCTATATCCGAAACCGATAAATCTGGAATCCAATATCTTACTGCGGTTTCTATTGCATCGGATATTTTTTGTTTTATTTCATCATCATTTGGTTCAAAAAGTGCTTGATGTAATTTTGTACCGAAAAGTGGTTGATTCAATCTTTCTCCTTGTCTAGTTCGTAATAATAAAGTCACATTTGCTTTTAATTGTGCAACGGAATCATAGTTTTGAAAAAACGTATTAGTTCCCATTTGCATAGGAATATCTAATCCCAAAGCATAATCACTTATATCTCTCAAAGATGGATTAGAATCTACAAAATATTGACCTATTATTACTGCCATTATTTCTTAAATCGTTTAACAAGTTCAGAATAATCTCTATTTAACGCTTTATCTAATGATTCGTTACCAGTTTGAACTCCTAATCCAGTCTTTTGTCCACCACCAGCAAATTCGCCATATCCCATTTTTTCCGCTATTGCAGTTCTACCTAAAATAGAACCCATATCGCCTTGTCCAAAACTCATCGTTCTATACCCAGCATCTCCGTTTGTAGTTGCATTTCTAGTTTCATTGAGAATTTGGTTAATCATTGGATTTTTACTAAATTCTTTTTCTTTTGATTCAACGGCTTTAGGAGTTTCTTCACCTAAAATAGCCTTAGTCATACTTAATCCAGTATTTTTTGGTTGTTTTTGTTCAGCCAATACTTTTTTCATTTCAGACCTCACCGCTTCCTTAATAAGAGTAGGAAGTTGTTGTTTAATTTCCTCTTTGACTAAGATTTGAATGGCTTGTAATAATTTATCAGTATTCATTTGTCCTTATTTATTATGTAAATAAATATCTAATAAAGATTTTTTAAGGTTTGAATATTATTCCTATGGTTTATTTTGAAAATATAGTACCACCAATAACTTTGGAAGATGGTTTTGCTCTCAAATCTAAAAGGTATTGATATACTCTATTTGGTATTCGTATAACATTACCATTCGCATCTCTGGTAGGGACACCACCACTACACCTTACATACGCACAATCATTATTTGATGTGAAATTTATATAATCTTTATCTACATTAGGTAGGATTTCTTTTAATGAACCAAAAATTGATTTTTCTCTTGCAGGAGTTGGTCCTCTTAAATACCAAACTCTACTTGATGGCGGTCCTGTAACCGGTTCGAACTGATTTGGTCTGTTAATCGTTTGTGTGACGGTTGTTGCACGTAATACTCTTAATCTGGTTCTATTTAATATCACCGCTGCTACCCAAGCTTGTTCCGTTTGATTAACGGTTGATTCCGCTGCTACTAATGAAATAAAATTACTCCATTCCTGGTCATCAACAAATGGTTGTCCCATATATGCTTCCGCAACTGCTCTTGCATCATCCATTTTTGCTGCGAAATTGGTTTGCAAAGTTTCGCCAAAATTAGTAATAGTAGTTCCATCTGCTCTTACAAGATTTGGATAAACAATATTTTGAGTTTGTACATTTCCCAAATCCTCATCTTCAATAAACAAAATTCTGGTTGATTTTGGAGTTCCGGCTTTGTAATTACTATTAATTATTTTTTCACCCAATTCTCCCAATTCTATAATTTCAGGTTCACTTGGCATTACTTTATATCCGGACCATATAACTTGAGATGGTGCAGGTGTTCCGGCCGGTAAATATGTAGCAGTAGTAATTATCGTACCCTTAACTGTCAATAAATGTTGATTGGCCATTCTGATAAATTCATCTATCAGTATCCCACAATTCATATTTGGATTTACAGCTGCCATTTAGTATTTATTTATATGGTCTCCTAAAATTTTTGGTTGCCTTCCTGTTATTGGATGTAATCCATCCTTTATTATACCTACTGATATTATAGGAACAATAGTTGCACCTTTTATTGTCCCCGCCATTAATCTTTGATATTTTTGATATTCCTGTAAATACGGTATATAATCTTCTTTTACCCTCGTATATCTAGTCAACGGAATATTTTCAATTAATATATCTCGTTCACCATCATATCCAGTAATTACAATCGCCTGCGCGCCGGTTTTATTTACAGAATCCACCATACTCTGTAATACACTTAATACCCTTTCCGCCTTTTTTAAAGAAAATATATCATTTGTACCACCATATATATAAACTTTATCATACTTGGTTGTAGCCAGTTTCTTTTCCAATTCCGGCTTCATCCATAGTGTTAATTGTTTACCACCAATTGCAAGTATTTCAACATCTGCTTTATTATTAATTTTTTTATAATACGATGACCAAGTATATCCCGCATCTACTGATATAGAATCACCTACTATTAAAATCTTTTTAGTATTTTCATTATTTTTTGCTGGTGTTTTATTTTCTTCATCGGTTTTTGGTTTATCCTCTTTTTTAGGTTCTTGCACATCTCCTTGCGCAGTCCAAATTCCTGGATTTGTAATAGAATTACTTACACTTGTCAAATTTACAACAACACTGGTTGATATCTGTAAAGGAGTTGGTAACGGTACTGGAAATGGTGCAAGTTGTGCACCAGTCCAATATGCTTTAACACCCTTTCCCATTTCACCAACTAAATCATATGGAGTAGTTTTAGATAATCCTTTTTGTAGTGCAGTAACAAATAACTTTTGCATAGATTCTACATTACCCTTTGTAACTTTTATATTATCGGGTACAGTTCCACCTCTTTTTATCGCAGCATCGTATTCTTCTGCAAATGCTTTAGCAACATATTCTATATCAGGTACTTGCTTTGCATTACAAATTCTATTTATTAAATTTCGTTTAAATACTTGCCAACTCATATTATTTTGGTAAATTTGGTATTTGTGGTATAATATTAGGAACTTGTGATTGTATATTTCCGGCTATATTTGTTGCCTTTGATGCTAACCCTTGAGCCTGTGATGCTATATTTCCAACTTGTGATTGTATATTTCCGGCTAATCCTTGAGCTTGTGATGCCAACCCTTGTGCCTTTGATGCCAAACCTTGAGCCTGTGATGCTAATCCTTGCGCCTTTGATGCTGCATCTTTTAACTTATTTACTCCACCGGCAGCTTTACCAATCATACCTTTTAATTTTTCTTTTTCGGCTTTTAATTCTTTTTTTGTTTTTGGTAAAGCCGGTTGTTTAAATTCTTTGAGTGGTTTAAATGGTGGTGGCTTTAAACCTTTAAAATTTGGTATACTTGGTTTTTTTATATTTTTAAGCTTATCCGCCAATTCTTTCGCCTTACCCAATTGCGCTTGTGCGTTACCAATCGCATCTCCAGCAATACCAGAAACTATACCACCAGCCATAGCAGATAAATTACCAGGTCCAAGCCCCCCTGCTATACTTGTAAATTTGGATGCAACGTTTTGAGATAAATCTCCAATTGTACCAGTTAGCGATGATGCTGTGTTACTTACGATTCCTTTTATATCAGTAGTTCCTTTGTTTTCCATAGTAGATAATTATGAAGTTTGATTCTGATTACTTAAAATATTATTTAATTTATCCTTAATTGCTCCAAATGCTTTTCTATTTTCAGAACCAATTGCAGAAGGCCCGGCAGGTGTTTTAAATTGCATATCACCAATAACATCAATCAATTCAGCAAGCAGTGTAACTAATTGTTTTCCTTTTACTACCGGTTCTAAATCTTTACTACCTAAAAATATCTTACCATTTCCGGTAACCATCACAACATCTTTATCATTTGTAACAATATTGATATTATCTTTTACATTTATATCAATTCCAAGTTTATTATCAATTGATAAGTTTCCATCGGAAATAAATCCATAATTCTTTTTAGAATAAAAAATCATTTCACCATTTCTTGCAGAAAACATTAATCTACCAGAACTTAAAAGAATTTGGTCACCATTTAATTTAACCGGATAATCAACAAATGATTCTGGCTTTGTTTCAAAATCAGATTTTCCATTTTTATCCAATGTACCAGGAATAAATGGAATTTCGTAATCTTTAGATGTTAATGCAACCGTACTACCATCCATATTAGTATCTTCTTCTATCGTAACGTTTACATTTTTACCCTGATTTAGTGGGCTTTCTCCATTTCTAATAATGATGGTAGGTGAGAATGATGGAGTAGAACCTGCTTTATTATTATATGCGGAAAAACGTATTGATTGTCCAAATCTGGATTCAATTATAGAATCTCCTTCGTATAATTTTAATTTATGTATGTTTGGAGTAAATTGAAAGTACTTTCCAAGTTTATC